CAAAACAAAGTTTAATTATGCCAATCTAATAATAGCGCCTGTTGCTGTAGGACTTGGAAATACTACTGTGAAGTCGCCAGCAGTAGAAGTCTTGTCGCCGCCAAAATCTATTGCACAGATAGCTTTATTCGAGTTAGTAGTGTTGTACAACAAACACCCTCTAGCTGTCACAGTCGCCGTGCTAAATGTTAAATCTGCAAAATCGACTATAGCTGTAGTACCAGAAGTAGTTGGCGTAACATTTGTCAAAGCACTACCACCAGAAGAATAGTTAGTTCCGGTAGCTTGTCCAGTAGTAACAAATGCAGTCGTGCCAGCTCCTAAAGTGGCTGAACTCGTGTATAAAGCTAATTTGATGCTGTCTGCACCGTTGGTTAAATTGTGTCCTTCGACAAGTATTTCTTGCTTAAAACTCGTACAAATTGCTGAGGTTATGGCCATAATTAAAGCTCCTTTATAATTTTAGCCATGTCTTCATGGCCTTGTTGCCTTAATAAATTCACATAAGTCACATTTTTAGAATTTATTGCATTTTTAATACTATGTAATATAACAGAATAGACTTGATTTTGAAAAGCCAAAGCTTGTTGTTTGACATGCTCTGGTGCTTCCATAGATATGTCACAGATTTTTTTTGTTGCTTGTGCTGCCCAAAACTCTGGGTCATGTCCTTTGTGTTCGGAGGTGTGTACTGAAACTCCGCCTAATTTTATAAAACTATCGCTCATCCTTTGTATGGTTCTGGTGGTGCTACGTCTTCGTTGATTTTTAAACCTAGCTCTGCCAGTTTGTCGTTAATCTCCTCATAGTTGCCTATTATAAACTTACCTTCATGCGGTATAGCAACCAAAGGTTTTTCTAATCGATGAAACCCATACAATCTTTCTGGCGCTGGGACATTGCAATCTAATATGGTAGATCTGTTACTGATGCCTACCATGATGTCTTTCTCCATGAGTTTTGCTATCCAGAACTCAACACAAGCTCGACCAGCTTCGGCAAAGTGCATGTTCTCTTTGTAAGAAAAATCTATGCCATATAAATCAACCGCAGCAACTTTGTTATACATAGCAAAAGCCAAAGTGTAAGCTACAGTATTGTTAAGATATGCACACTTACAGTAATCACAAACCTCTTGTAATGGGTACAAAACCGCTTTCGGAACTCTAAAATCCAACTCGCAAGTGTAAACAGGTATTTCTACATTTTCTAAAATATACTGCATGGCTTTGGTTTGTCTGCCTGCGTCTTCGGAATCAAAAAATCTACTAGCTGGGTCCATCATAAACAAACGATCACAATGATAAGTGCCTGCTGCTGAATTGATGCACCATACTTCGTCCCACTCACGACCGTTTTGACTGCCAATGGCGTAATCAACTTGTGAAATGCCCAAGCCTACGATAGCAACTCTCTTGCCTTCTAACTCTGGTATGGGTTCCATTAAGATACGCCAGAGCGTAGCTGGTCGTATCGGTATTCGTCGCGGGTACCACGACCTTCGGATAAGTTTTTCATCCTACTCACTGCCTCCTTGAATCTTGCTTCAAACTGAGCAATGACATCTGGAGGTTCTTTCAAAAAGATAGCACTTTCAACCAAAGTTCCATACAACAAAGCGTCTGGATAATCTGTGGATAAAAATGTCGTACCGCTGTCACTACCACTCGTTAAAGAAGCGGGTTTATGTAAATAATGTAACTCTACTTCGTAAGTTGAATCTGGTATAGGTGCCAATTCAAAAGAGGTTTCATCAAATAAAGAGTAATATTTAGGTTGTCCAGTCGTTGTACCAGGAGAGTATTCTTTGATAAACGAAGGGTGTTTGAAATCTAAATAATCATAGGTACTACTAGAGATAATCGCCAAGCTAAAAGGCGCATAAAAATCAGTCGGTGTAGCTAAAAATCTATTTGACGCAGTCAGTGTGCCAGAGACGTTTTTTCTCTGATCTGGTAGCTGCACCATACTAAAAATCCTATCTTCTGATTCTTTTATAAAAGTTGGTAACTGATTAGTGAAAGTGGTTTCACTAACTTGCAAGTAATCTTGCACTGCTGTTTTTAATGTTGCTAAGGTAAAACTCATGTCGTTGTTACTGTTACTGTACCTAAATTTGTACCAACACTAAAGGTAGTTAGCACAGAGCCTAGTTTGCCATCGCCTATATTGGTATAAACCAAAAATTTAGTGTTATCGTCTTTTGCCTCTACTCTTGCATCTTTGATAGCTTGAGCATCGACTACAGCGGGTTTTGGCATAAGTTGTGGGTGTTTAGCATCCCATTGATCTGGACCTACTAATAAACCGTCCCATGTTTTTTTCATGTCTTTTAATTTGTAACGAAATCCAGTGATGTCACAGATTCCATAAGCATTTTTATTAGATGCAAAAGCCATTAGATATTATTGTAACTCCTTAAATCAGGTGAAACTTTGTAAGAAGCTCGGTCTTCGTCTTGTGAAAGCGCTCTATCAAACTCTTCATCGTAGATAGCTTTTAACTGAGCAGTTAGCTGTGGATTTCTTTTCATAGACAAGTAATAAGCCAACCCAGCAGTAAGACAAGGGTAGAACCTAAAAGGTATCTCCAAAGTATTTGTTGCAGCATCAGCATCATCCATTCTAGTCAAGACATTCATAAATACTGTATAAGTACTAGATACGTCTGGCGTAGGCCAAACCGTTATAGTAGGCGTTAATTGTTTGTTGATAAAAAATTGATTTGGTTTCCCAGTGCTAGTCTTGGTGGTGATGTGTGAATATTCAGCTCGGCTTAATCTAGTCATTGGTATGTCGGTAGTGTCGCTCCCTTCTGTTTCTCTAATAAATACATCTAAGACATCTATCGGAGCTGTCGCATTGGTGCTATCAATATTGTAAGTAGCGGTGTCTTTGACCATAGCAACTGATTTTTGTGCAATAGTCCATTGATTCAAGCCTCTATTTGCCCACTCGGCAAGCATGATGTTAAGACTTCTAGTAGCGCTTTTTAAATCATACCCGGTGCGTAACTCAATACCACAACGCTCAAAAGCTTCTTCAATATACTCTGCTACGTCTGGTTCAAAATTTTTACTACTACTCGTTGCCATCTTTGTCCTCTTGAGCGTATAGATTGTTGAAAGTTATTTCGGGATCCATATAGCTCTCATGTTGTTCTGCTGAGTGAGTCCATTGCGAAGGCATAAAGTCTGGTGCGCCTTCGCCAACTCGCCACAATGCAGGATTTGTTGCTCTAACTCTATTGTTAGGTAAAGCGACAAAGTTTCCCGTAAACTCGCCAGCGTCAGTTAAATATAACACATGTGATTGTTTATGTTGAGCGGGATCGTCAGCAATAGAGTGTTCGGTGTAATCCACCGTAAATAAATACTTACCCGTGTAAAACTCACCACCAATTTTACAAATCCAAGGCGAGCTACTTACCCTATCCATGGTTATAACCGAGTGATGATGGCTCAAACAGTCCCATGGTTGTGCTAAATGGTCTTCCATAGGTTCTGGCCACTCTGCTAAGGGAATATCGGCTATAAGAGCTTGTATGGGCATCCTAGCCCACATAGCACCACCGTGTATGTTTTCATCTGGATAGTCTTCAAAATCTGTTTCGCAACCAGTAAAGACCACTTGGAAGGAAAGCGATCTGTCTGGCAAAGTGTTCACTGCAAAAACTAAGGCGTGTAGATACTCGCCATGATATTTTTGATGGTTAGCAGTAAATTCTTTACGCACCCAACACTTAAACTGAGGTATGTTTGAGATTAAATATGCCACAATATTTAATTAGTTTATTTATTTACCGTACAGTCCGCGACCACCTTTTGCCATACCTTTGGTTCGTTTCATAGAACCGCCTTTAGCCATACCTTTTGCTTTTTTTAACATAGGTGTTTGACCTTGAGCTCTAGTACCTTCGCCCATTAAAGCTGACATAACTGATTTAGGCATATTACTCATGCCAGGATTAGCTTTCATTTCTGCACGAGCTGCACCACCCATAGCCATGTACTTTGTGCCTTTCATAGCACCACCCTTTGCCATACCTTTAGTGCCTTTCATTGCTCCGCCTTTAGCCATGCCTTTAGTGCCTTTCATAGCACCACCTTTAGCCATGCCTTTCGTGCCCTTCATAGCGCCACCTCTTGCCATATATTTACGACCTTTCATAATTAACTCCTTCCGTATAAACCCATATTAGGTTTGGTTTTAATAATACCACCTTTTGCTGCAAAAGTTTTAACATTAGTTGGTTTACCGCCAACGCCTTGTTTTTTTGATCTTTTTCTTTTGACAGCAGAAGCTATTTGACCTTTTGACATGTTCCGAGCTTGTGATCTCGGCACACATTTAGGATATTTTCTTTTTGAGCCTTTGGAGGATTTACGTCCACAAGCTTGAAACTTACCATCTTTTTTGGGTGCACCAATGTCTACCCAATCACCTTTGGGACCTTTACCAAACCAAGTTTTTAAAGACATTAAGCCTTCCTCTGATTTCTAATACTTTCTTTACCTTGCTTGAAAATACTTGCTATTCTGTTTTTGCCCATAACTTTAGCTCTTTGTTCGCCTACCGTTAGTATTTGTATCTTACGAGCAAAAGGTTTTTTTATTCTTTTAACTTTAGCTACAGTGTTTTTTGCATCTGTCATCGTAGCGAATTTGATACTGACAGTATCTTTTGGGTTTTCATCAGTATATAAACGACGCCCGCTACCTTTGGGTTTTTTTCCTGTGCCTACTTTTGGGTCTCTTTTTTTAACCATTAAGATCTAGGTACTTTTGTCATTTTTTGTTTACCGGGCATGATAGCACCACAACCACGAGCTTGAACCATGACTGCACCACCGCTTTTCATAAAACCCATTTTGTTTCTTACCTTAGTAGGTAGTTTTTTTAGGCCTTTATTGCCAGCTGGTATTGGTTTTAAATCTTTTTTAACTTCTCCGCCTTCGGCTTTCTTTTTGCCTTTATATTTACCGCCCATGCGTTTGTATTCTTGGACCATGTAACCAGAAGCATAAGCACTTGGAAACACGTCAAATTTAGCCTTAGCTTTGGCTTTCGCTTTTTTATACAAAGCTGGGTTTGCTACGTTAGATGGCACACTACCACCCTCTTTCATTCCTATTGATTTCAAAGTTTTAGCTTGACTAGCATGGGTTTTACTAGCTTTTTCTAACCCTTTGATAACTTTTTTAATTTTTTGTTTTGCCATAATAATTTACCAGTTTTTACAAGACCAATAAGAAGCAGCAAAAACATCTTTCTTTTTTTCCACAGCGTCACAGCCATGTCTAGCTCGAAATGATTTGCGTCTTTTCGGTTGGTCTTTTTTGATTGACAAGTTTGGATCGCCATATCTAACAATCTTAACTTGGTCGCCTTTTTTTGCTAACACAGCAAATTTTTTATTTTTGCCAGGCGTTCTTTTTTGTTGATTGTAGCCAGAAAAAGTCTCCCCACGATAAGATAATCTACCGCTAGGGAGTCTTTTTACATCACTTGTGTCAGCCACACTTAAAAGTTTTTGTTCAAAACCAAAATGATGGAGTAAGCATCGCCATTGCTATGGCCTATGGTTGTGAAATCTATATCACCAGTTACCCCACTGCCAGCATTGTTCGGAATACCAGAAAATAAATCATAGTATTCATCGCCAGTGCTATCAGCTGGTAAAGTGGTTGCTAGTACGTTGGTGGTGGCGTCAAATTCAATATCAACACCCATGCCTCGACATGCCCAATATATTCTAGCTATAGATACAGAAGTACATGCTTCGCCTCGACTATTAGTAGTCAAGGCTGAAACATCTACTTTTTTTACAGCCGCTTCGCCTGTGCCATCACTCTCGTTAGTGAATTTAAGCACGGCAATTCGCTCACCATCTTGTATTGTCTGACTTGTTACTGTATCAGCCATGTGTTACTCCTTACAGTTCTGTGGCAGCAGTACGTTCTTTGCTTGCACCGATGTAATCGACAGTCAAAGTTTTTGCAGCAGCAGCACCATTTTGTATGCCAAACGAAAGAGTTAATTCTTCGTCATCTGGAGCATTAGTGCTAACAACTGTGCCAGCTAATACATTGTTTTGAAAGACATGAAACTTTTGATCTTTAGGATCGTAAACGAATCCTATAGTCATAAAAGTATCGTCAGCCAATGAATTAGGCAGAGTCAATGTTGACTGTGTGCTGTCTTTTTCAACAATGAAGCTGATTGTTGCAGCTCCATCTGATTTCAAAAAGAAGATGCCGTCTGTGACATCTAATGGCGATGTATCAGTCAGTTGTAAACCAGCAACAATGTCAGACTGGGTAGCATCACTGGTTTTAAATCGCATGTTAAATGCTAACTGTTTGCCAGCCTCGTACTTATAACCTTCTTTTACAAGCTGGAAAAAGTCGTGGTCATTATCTCCAGCTGCGTTGGTTACTAATAGTAAACCACCGTCGCCATCAGCTAATGCCTCAGTTGCGGATCCTGTGCCATCCTCTGTTGTTGTAATTGTCCAATCGGACGCTAAGT